CACCCTACCCTTGCGGATCACATCAAGGCTGGTGGAACTGTTAAGGATCTTGCAGATACTTATGCCAATATCTACACACGTAAACTAGGTGTGACTGTACCTGACTCAACTCAAAACAAAGACATCATGGCTGCGGTTACGCACCCTAATGGTCCTATCAATCAGAATGATTTTGAGACTTCGTTACAGGCTAACCCTATCTGGCGCACAACGCCAGAAGCACACAACATTGCTTCCAACTTTATAGATACTATTGCTAAGACTTGGGGATTAGGATAATGGCTAGCGATCGTATTGTTGATAGAGGTTATGTAGATACATCAACTCTTGCTGGTATTGCTAAAGCATCGGCAAATAATGCTGCTGGTTATTCAGCAGCACGTACCGTAGAAAATCCAGGGCCAACAGTTAATACATCTAATGTTGTTGCTCCAGTATCTGGTTACTCCGCTGCTCGCGATATAGAAAATCCAACACCCAATGCGGGTGGAATTACTCCAGATCAGCAAACAAAAGATGCTTTTGCTCAGATGGCAGATCAGTTACGTCAATGGGGACTTGGTTCTCTTGCTGATGTATACACATCACTAGCAGTTAAAGGTGAGACGGCAGCCAGCGCACTTAATAAAATTAAGTACGATACTAGCATTAACCCAGCAACAGGTAAGGCTTGGAATGCAGACTATGCTGCTCGCTTTGCTGGTAATGCTGCGCGTGTAGCAAAAGGTCTTAACGCTATGACTGAAGGCGCATACCTTGCGGCTGAAGATTCATATGCTAATACATTAAAGTCTTACGGCTTAGGCAACATGCTTAGCACTGATCGTTCTGCAAATGAAAAGATGTTTGCTAATTACATCGGCAATGATCTAGATCAAACAGAGTTTGCTAACCGTATTAAGGTTGCAAGCGATAGCGTTATTAACGCTGACCCGCAGGTAATGCAAACCTTTAAGACTTACTATGGCACGCTTACTACTAGCGACTTAGTTGCTTACGCACTTGCTCCTGATGAGACACTACCTAAGTTGAAGCAGCAAATTGCTGCAGCACAAGTAGGCACAGCAGCCACAGAGCAGGGACTATCTGTTGATGCTACACGTGCTAACTACCTAGCCCAGCAGATGGGTGGATACGGCAGCCTTGGTAACGTGGCTGGTATGTATCAGAATGCTGCTGAAGCAACTGGTCGTGGTACAACACTCAGCAATATCTATAATCAGTCTGGCATTAAGTATGACCAGACTACTGCTGAGAATGAATACTTACTTCAAAGCAATGATGCAGCAGCAACGCGCAAGCGTCTTGCATCACTAGAACGTGCCTCGTTCTCTGCCGACTCTGGAGTTAATCCAATGGCAGGAAACCTTGCTAGTGCAAGAACAGTACAAGGTAAGTTCTAAATAGATTCCCGATGTGGACCAGCCAGCCCCACACGGTGTAACAGTCTGGTAGTAGAAGCCATCCTAAGTTCCCCGATTTAGGTATGCGGTCTGCGAAATCAACTAACGATATATGGGAGGACGGTTGCTATGAGCAACAATTACTGGGACGAAGATGAAGACGATATGGATACACCTCAGCAGAACTTGGAAGGCAACGACTTAATTAAGCAGTTGCGTAAAGCCAAGCGTGCAGATGAGAAGCGTATCAAAGAATTGTCTGAACAACTTGAAGGATTCTCTAAAGCGCAACGAGAGTCGGTAATCAAGAAAGTCCTAGAAACAAAAGGTGTAAGCCCAAAGGCTGCACGTCTGATCGTCAACGATCTTCAAGACATTAACGAGGAGTCAGTTGCAAACTGGCTCGATGATAATGCTGAGATCTTTGGCTTAGATGTACAGCAGGCACAGCCTGAACAAACACTAGATCGTGCGGCACTACGCCAGCAGGATGTAGTAACACAGCAGGCGCTTACGCCTGACCGTTCTGAAGATGCAGCGATGCGTCTCAATGAGGCTACATCAGCCGAAGAGATTATCGCAATGATTCAGTCGGGTAACTTTTAAACCAACCGATACTAACCCCTCATAAGGAGGTGCAATAAATGGCTAATGCATATACAACCACTGGCTCCAACTCGCTTGGAGGTACAGTAGGTGGTGCTGGTCTCGTACAGAAGGCGTATGATCGTCTTATCGAGTTCGCACTCCGTGCACAACCACTTATCCGCTCCGTAGCAGATAAGACCCCAGCCCGTCAGAGCATTCCTGGCTCATCTGTAGTCTTGCAGCGTTACGTTGACTTGACCAAGCAGACAACTACTCTCACAGAGCAGACTGATCCAGATGCTGTAGCACTTGCTACACCAACATACACCACCATTACTCTTGCTGAGTATGGTAACGCAGTACTCGTTACACGCGCTCTCGAACTCTTCAGCCTTGCTGACGTAGATCCAGCCGTTGCTAACATCATTGCGTTCAACATGGCAGACTCAATCGATGACGTTGCACAGAACGTACTCCGCACAGGACAGAACGTTCTCCGTGCTGGTAACTACACATCTACTGCAGGCATCACATCTTCAGACACATTCACCTCAGCACTTGCTCGTAAGACAACTGCTAAGTTGCGTGCTAACAAGGCTATCCCACGTAAGGGTTCACTTTACTGGGCAGGTATCCACCCAGAAGTTTCACACGATCTCCGTGCTGAGACAGGCGTAGGATCATGGCGTCAGCCACACGAATACCAGAGCAACGATGCTATCTGGGCAGGCGAAATTGGAACATACGAAGGTGCATTCTATGTTGAATCACCACGTCTTTTCAATGACTTCTCAGGTGCTGCTAAGTCAACATCAACAACCACAACAACTGCTGCTGCTGCATCAGGTGCTGTCGTTATTGCTGTCACTTCTACATCAGGTATCTTGGTATCTGACACTGTAGCAGGCACAGGTATCGCTACTGGTTCACAGGTTGTATCTATCTCAGGTACAAACGTCACACTTGATACCGCAGTTACATCTGCTGGTGTTACATCAGGTGCGTCAATCACCTTTACACATGAGACAAAGGTATTCAATACCTACTTCGCTGGACAGCAGGCACTTGCCGAAGCCGTCGCCGAAGAGCCACATGTTGTTATCGGACCAGTCGTTGACAAGTTGATGCGTCACCGTCCACTCGGATGGTATGGCGTTCTCGGTCATGCGATCTACCGTGAAGAAGCACTCTACCGTGTAGAGACATCTTCCTCAATTAACTACTAATAGTTGACTGACTGCAGGGCTGAGAACGGCGAACACGACTCAGCCTTGTGGTAAGTCCACTACTAAGGAGCAGCATGACTAAGTATTACTTGACTCCTCCTACTGAGGAGTACGGTCCAGCAGGTGGCGGGCGTTTGTTTATTCGCTATCGCTTGACACGTGGGGTCAGCCTCATGATGAACGGTGGCGTGTGGTCTACTACAACATTCCCAACTGAGGATGTTATGAAAGCAGCAGACTTGTTCTACTTAGGTGGACATGAATACGAAATTAACAAAGGGATCTACGACAGCCTTACGGCTCAGGGATTTGGGGCGTACGTTAGGGCGGTATAGTGGACAATTCATTATGTATTGAAAAGGGACACATCACAAAAATTGTAAACATTAATCCGTTTACATATGAGCCAGAGTATTACGGCTGCACACGGTGTGATGCTAGGTCAAATACCAAGTGGGTAGACATTGAAGAAAAGCCAATCGATCACAGCAAGTGTGACTACGATCCTTGCTTTGGATGCAAGGCTCGCGGTTTGCAGTTGATGACTGGCGATGCAGCAGGCAACATTATTGCCAGCGGTACTACCCAAAAGAAGTGGGACAAAGAGTTGCAGTTATACAGGGACGCCAAAGCACAAGGCGTACAACCTGCTGGCACTTCAACAAAAGCAATACGTGCTGCGCTTACAGCAAGTGAGACTCTTAACAAGGCTTACAATGCAAACAAGATGCCAGCAACACAACACATTACAAAAGAAACCGTAGCAGTAATGAAAGAAATGGGAACAATATAATGGCTGCAATGCGACCAATGTCTGCTAAGTCAGACAAGAAGCAAGATGCAAAAGCAATGTCAGGAATGAAGCCTTTCCAGAAGGCAGCATTCAAGAAGGCTGATGCAAAGATGGACAAGAAGAAGCCAACTGCTAAGGCAGACATGAAGATGGATAAGGCTTTGGCTAAGAAGATTATGAAGAAGGGCAAGTAGCATGTGCGTTGAATGCGGATGCACTGATGCCAACGGCAATCAGATGCGAGTAACAATCAAGGCTGGCGTTCGCGTCGCCGAAGGTCAGAGCGCAGACATCATCAAAGGCTTTGACGTACCACCACCAACAGCAGAAAGAAATAAGGTAATGTAAATGGCTAATGAATACATGCAGTCAAATGTCAATGGTGCTGGACTCGTTCCTCCACACAAGACACGTAGCAAGGCAACAGATTTCTCATCAGCAGGATCAGACTTCTATGGCGGAGTAGGACCAGGAACTGCTAACGTAGTTCCACCACGCTCAGCACAGGGTGCAACTGCTAACGGTCCATCACAGTTGGTACAGGGTATCTACACCCAGCCAGCAGGCGGACGTAAGATCTAAGAATGCCTAATCGCATTCCAACGGGAAGTATTACTACACCTCCAGTTCGCAAGTCTGCAGCAGCACACCCAGCAGTAAAGCCTGTTGAGAATGCTGGTAGCAAGATTGTAAACAAGGGTGGGTATACAACCACATACAACTCAAAAGGTCAGCCTACATCCATTAAGGATAACAAGTCTGGCGCTACTGCAGGTACTGCATACACCAAGGGTTTCCTCGGTGGCGGAGGTACTAAGTAATGCCTAAGGGCATGGGATTCAAGGCAGCACAGAAAGACATCTCTAAAAAGTCTAACGTCTCCATGAAATCCGCTGGTGCAATTCTTGCAGCCAGCACACGTAAGGCAAGTCCTTCTGCAAAGAAGGCAAATCCAAATCTGAAGAAGGTTAAAGGAAAATAAATGTTAGACCCAAGACTGAAGCGAGCAGGAGTGTCAGGCTTTAACAAGCCTAAGCGCACACCTAGTCATCCAACCAAATCACATGTTGTTGTGGCTAAAGAAGGAACACAGGTTAAAACTATTCGCTTCGGTCAACAGGGTGTAACTGGCGATCACAAGCCAACAGCACGTCAGGCTTCATTCAAAGCCCGTCATGCTAAGAACATTGCCAAGGGCAAGATGAGTGCCGCATACTGGGCAGACAAGGTGAAGTGGTAATGGGAATACATGCTCGCGTAGGTTCAACACTTACAGATGAACTAAACCGCCTTGCTAATGGTGGCGGATCTTACCCAGATAAATCTGCATACCTAGCAGATCAAGGCGCAGCAAGCGCATGGGCTGGAGTCAATCCACCTATGGCTGTACAAGGCGCACTTAATAAGAAGTATGGTATTACTGATCCCAAGTTGTACTTGGGTATCACTGGTGTATGTAATGCACTTGCAGGCACAACAGGACTAGATGCCGTAACCGCACTACGACAGGTGGCTTTTTAATGGCAACTACATTTCTTGACATCATCAACGATGTCCAACTTGACCTTAGTGGTTTTACCTACCGTCAAGATCGTGTTACCTATTTAACACAGGCTGCTACAAGCGGCGACTTAATTTTATATGTAGCCTCAACTGAGAACATTGGTAAGGGTATCCTTGAAATTGAAGATGAGATGATCTGGGTAGACTCATACGATCGTCAGTCTAATACAATTACTGTTGCGCCTTTTGGTCGCGGCTACAACTCAACAGTTGCGTCAACACATAGTGCTAACTCTAAGGTAGTTATTACTCCTACCTACCCACGCGTAGCAATCAAGCGTGCTATCAACGATACTATCAATGCTGTATACCCAAAGGTATTTGCAGTTGGTACTACCGCTGTATCATTCCTTGCTAGCCGTACTACTTACCCAGTACCAGCCGAAGCAATTCAGATTCTTTCAATGGCATGGCAGTCTGTTGGACCAACCAAGGAATGGCTACCTATTCGCCAGTGGCGTTGGGATCCAATCGCATTTCCATCTGCGTTCCCTACTGGTCGTACTGTATCTGTATACGACAACGTTCTTCCAGGTCGTACTATTAACATTGTGTATGCACACTTGCCAGTTACAATGACAAGCATTACAGATGACTTTGAAACCGTAACTGGTTTGCCCATCTCTATGCGAGATGTAATTATCTACGGCGCAGCATGGCGTTTGTCTTCGTACATTGATCCAGCCCGTGTATCTATTACAGGTGCAGCCGCTGACGAATTTGATACCAAGCGACCATACGGTTCTGGTGCAAACATTACTAAGCAACTCCTTGCTCTTTACACACAGCGTCTTGAAGAAGAATCGCTGAAGCAGAAGATCCAGTTCCCAACCCGCGTCCACTACAGCCGATAGGTAGATAGATGACAATTCGTAAGTACACCTCCCGATCACAGCAAACAACTATTACTAGTGCGTTTACTTCTGGGGCTACCTCAATTAACGTAGCGTCTGCATCTACCTTACTGGGTGGCATTCCTGCCTCCTCGCTTACAGGTGGCGTTACATTCACAGTTGTAATTGACCCAGATACATCGCTTGAAGAAATTGTAGATGTAACCTCTGCCAGTAGTAACAACCTTGTAATTACTCGTAACATTGACGGTTCATCTGCACAGGATCACTCTGCTGGTGCAGTAGTTCGACACATGGTTATTGGTCGCGATCTTCGCGAACCTAATGCTCATGCTGAAACTGGCACAGGAGTTCACGGTCTTGCATCTACCTCAGTAGTTGTAGGTACGTTTGATACTCAGACTCTTACCAACAAGACTCTTACTGCTCCAGTAATCACGGGTTTAAGTAATCCAACCAACAGTGGTGATGCAGCAAACAAAGCGTACGTTGATGTTATTGCTGGATCTGCTACTGCTGCTGCTACCTCAGCAACTTCTGCTGCTGCTAGCGCAACTGCTGCTGCAACCAGCGCGACAAGCGCGGCTGCTTCTGCTACCGCTGCAGCAACAAGTGCTAACAGTGCTTCTGCTTTTGCAACTACTGCTAGTGGTTCTGCTACTACGGCTACTGCGCAAGCAACTGCTGCGTCTACATCCGCTACATCTGCAGCGGCATCTGCTACAACTGCTAGCAACTCTGCTACTACCGCGACGACTCAGGCTACTGCTGCTGCTACATCTGCTACATCAGCGGCTGCGTCAGCAACCGCTGCTGCTACCAGTGCTACATCTGCCGCGGCTTCAGCCACGGCTGCTGCTACTTCTGCTACATCTGCTGCTAATAGTTTAACAAGTATAACAGGACAGACTGGTTCTGGCTTAGTCCGTGATATGGGATTGGTCACAGACGCAGATACAACTACATCTACATATATAAACATTGCTACCGTACAAGCACAGGCAGCCACAAGCGCAGCATCTGCTGCCACATCTGCTACGGCAGCAGCCACATCTGCTACCTCGGCAGCAGCCTCGGCTACAACAGCCTCTACGCAGGCTACAGCAGCCGCTACAAGCGCGACTAGCGCAGCAGCCAGTGCTACTGCAGCCGCAACTTCGGCGTCCTCAGCAGCCACCTCAGCCAGTTCAGCAGCAGCGTCAGCCACAACCGCTGCTTCATTCATTCCGTCTCAAACGGGTAACAGTGGCAAGTTCCTTACCACGAACGGAACGACCGCTTCGTGGACATCTCAAACAACTATCGCACCTGATTGGGGTACAGTACCATGAGTTTCGCTTACCAACGCCGCAGAGGTACAACCGCTGCTCACACTTCATTCACTGGCTTGGCTGGAGAACTTACCGTTGACACCGACAAGAATACAGTTGTTGTCCACGATGGTTCTACCGCAGGTGGCTTCCCACTATCCAAGCAACGTACGGCTTTTGCAAGCACATCAGGAACTACCTACACATTGGCACTTGCTAATGCTGACAACGGTGTAATTACAACCAGCGGTTCTGCTGTCACTGTAACTGTCCCTGCCTCTGTCTTCAACACAGGCGATGTCATCACCGTGATCCAGAACGGTGCTGGTCAGGTTACCTTCTCAGCAGCAGGTGGAGTAACTATCAACTCTACTGGTGCTACTGCTACTGCTCCCAAGATTCGTGCTCAGTATGCAGCGGCTCAGGCTATCTGCACATCGTCTAACGTCTTCACCATTATAGGAGACATTGCCTAATGACCTCCATCCTCTCAGGCGTAGTTGCCTCGGGTAAGACGGGGCATCTAAGCAATCCTATTGTTGGTTCATTTGATGCGTTGGCTACGGTAACGGTAGATGCTAGTGGTGCTTCAAGCGTTACATTTACTAGTATTCCGCAGACATATACTCATCTACAGATTCGCGCTATCGCTCGAAACAGTCAATCTGGAAGCACTGACCATTTTGCGCTTTTGCAAATGGGCAATGGCTCGGTAGATACTGGCTCAAACTATTCTACTCACTATCTTTTTGGTGACGGTGCTTCTGCTGGAGCAGGTGCAGTTGCTAACGGAGCCACTATTTACGCGTCTCTTTCCGTAGACAATGGCGCACTAGCAAATGCTTTCGGTGCTGGAGTTATTGAAATTCTTGACTATACCAACACAAATAAATACAAAACTGTAAGAGCATTAACTGGCGATGATAGAAATGGCGCTGGTGCCGTATCTCTTTCTTCTGGTTTGTGGATGAATACGGCAGCAGTTAATACAATTTCATTTACTGTTAGTGCGGCAAACTGGCAGCAGTACACTCAATTCGCACTTTACGGAGTAAAATAACATGGGCGTAACTACATCAACAGCCAATGCTGGAAATACAATGGTGCCTTTATTTACTCAAACATTAGGTACGGCAGCCGCATCCGTTACATTCTCATCTATCCCACAAGGATATACAGATTTATTTGTAGTACTTAATCATAAGTCAGCAAATACATCTGATGGCTCTACTCGATGTGTAACTAATCAGACTGGTTCAATTTATTCCACCACATTTCTTGACGGAAATGGCTCATCCGCTTCATCTTTTAGAGATGGAACAAGCGCCTATTTTCGCCCTGGTTTTTTGACAGCAAGCACTAAAGGTTACGCTACAACAATAATTCAATTTATGAATTATTCAAATACTACGACTTATAAAACAATGCTTACTCGTTATAGTACGGCAGATAACGAAGTATTGACAGCAGTTTCTCTTATGGCAAACACTGGTGCTATTAACTCACTTACCTTTAGCACTGATACTACGGGATTTTTTGCTGGCAGTACCTTTACCATCTACGGCATCCAAGCGGCATAAGGGGAAATAACTATGGCAACTGCTAATAACAAAAACTATGTCCTTCTCGAGAGAATCACCGTCGGAGCCTCTGGCGCATCATCGGTAACCTTCAACAACATTCCTCAGACGGGTTATACCGATTTGAAGGTTGTTGGTTCGCATCGCTCCGATGCGAGTGGTTCAATTTATTCAACTACTTATATTAGATTTAATGGAGATACCAATAACGCTAACTATTCAAGCAAAATGCTTGATGGTGCTGGAAGCGGTACACCAACATCTTTTGCCAATTACTTATATTGGGTTGGTCAAGGCGCTACATCTACTACTAATACTTTTGCAAGTAGTGAAATGTATATTCCTAACTATACAAGTTCTAATAAGAAGTCAGTTAGTTTTGAATCCGTAATAGAAAACAATGCTACAGGTGCTTACATTGATCTTGGAGCAGGATTATGGCAAGGCACAAGTGCAATTACTTCAATCACTATTTATAACAATGGTTCAAATTACTTGCAATACTCCACCTTCTCCCTCTACGCCCTCAGCGCAGTAGGCACAACACCTACTATCGCTCCTTACGCTAGCGGCGGAGACATTATCCAAACAGACGGCACTTATTGGTATCACGCTTTTATCAACTCGGGATTCTTTACGCCTAATAAGGGCATGTCGTGTGATTACCTCGTTGTCGCAGGTGGTGGCGGTGGCGGTGCTTCTGATGGCGGTGGTGGCGGAGGCGCGGGTGGACTTCGTTCAACAGTAACTACTACTGGTGGTGGAGGCTCTCTTGAGTCTGCCCTATCACTCGCTGCCAATACTTCATATACAGTAACCATTGGCGCAGGCGGCGCTGGTGGTGCAGTAGGTTATGGAAATAGAGGAGCATCTGGCAGTAACTCAGTCTTTGCATCCATCACTTCAGTAGGTGGTGGCGGTGGAGGCGCTGGCAGTGTCGGCGCAAACTATTCATCACATAATGGTGGTAACGGTGGAAGCGGTGTTGCTATCTCTGCACTTGCAACTATCACTGGAACTGGTGTAAGTAATTATTACGCAGGTGGCGGTGGCGGTGGTGCAGGTGATGGTAGTGGTGGAACTGGTGGAACTGGCTCTGCTGGAGGCGGAAACGGTGGTGGGTTTTACGGAAATTCTGGAACTGCCGCAACTGCCAACACTGGTTCTGGAGGAGGAGCGGCTGCTTACGGCGGCGGCGATTCAGGCGGAGCAGGTGGTTCAGGTATCGTAATCGTGAGGTACGCAATCTAATGGCAACATACTACGCAAAGATAGAAGATAATAAAGTTACTCAAGTTATCGTTGCAAGTGCTGACTTTGTGGCAACGCAAGAAGGTACTTGGGTAGAGACATTTATGGATGGCGGCAAGCATTACAACTATGCTGGCATCGGATATGGCTGGGACGGCACAGGGTTCTTCCCACCACAGTGCCATCCAGAAGCAGTACTAAACAAGACAACTTACCTATGGGATTGCACCAACGCAGACCATACGATCACACCAATGGAGACACCAAATGTCTGATACACCTACACGCATCGAAGTAGACTGCACCACTGGTGAAGTCAAGGAGATTCCTCTAACTCCAGATGAGATCGCAGCAAACAATCAAGCAGCAGCACAGGCAGCAGCAGATGCTGCAGCCCGCGAAGCAGCAGCACAGGCTGAGGCTGACGCAAAATTAGCAGCACAGGCAAAGTTGCAGGCACTTGGTTTAACTGGCGAAGAGATCGCAGCAATCACTAAGTAAATGCTTGACGAGTTTGCTGATGCCCCACGCCATCCGTTGGATGGGGTAGATGATATGGAACAATCAATACTATTTTAAGGAGTGCCCATGTCGGGTCGTGACATTACCGAAGGTCGTGCAACGCGAGCCATTGCTGTAGACATGAGCATGGGTTCAGGAAGTATCTGGCAAAACACTGGTATCCAGTATGACTTTGCTATTGGTGGTATTCCTTTCCTTGCTGGTATTACTGAAAAAGATCCATACATCCGTTCAACTGCACAGTTCCGTAAGAACCAATTCGATTCACTCCGTGATCCAGGCGAGCAGTCACTATCTACATGGTGGCTGCGTAGCCAGTCGTCTTTTCATACAGGTGCAGGTATAAACTTCTACGATCCATTTGCTAATCCATATAGCCCTACCCTTGGATCTAACTCATACCGTTATGACAAGTCATTAGGTGTAGAAACATTTGATACTGAAGGACAAGTAACATTACTCAACCGTCCTAACTTAACGCAGACAACTACATCTGCAACTGAAATCTTTTCAGTACAAGTATCAGGTGCTGATCGTATTCTTGTACATGATGGTGCTGCAATTAAATTAACTGATGGCACTACAAGTGGCATGACTACGTTATCTTCTGGCGTATCCTCTACCATCTACGCTTCATGCTCCGATGGAACTAAGGCTTACTACATTGACGCAGCGCACATTGTTAGCGTGCCACTTACTGGTGGTTCTACTAGCGCAGTGCGTAACATATCAGGAACAGTTACATCTGCAAAGATGGCATATGTTAAAGAGCGTTTAATTGTAGGTATTAACAATGCTATCTATGAAGTACCCGCCACGGGTGGCGGTGGTTCTATGCCGTCTCCGCTTTATACTCACCCAGATCCTAACTGGCGTTGGACTGGTATAGCAGAAGGTGGCACAGCCATCTATGCATCAGGTTATGTAGGCACACAATCATCTGTAGTTAAGTTTACTCTTGATAACAGCGGCGTATTACCTACACTTACCTCAGCAATTACAGCCGTTGTAGTACCAGATGGTGAGATTATCCATAACATTTATATCCATCTTATGGCATATATAATCATTGGCACTAGCAAGGGCGTACGCATTGGTGCTATAGATAACCAAGGTGCTATCACCTACGGTGGTCTTATGATTGATACCGACTATCCTATCCGTGGAATGATGGGACATGATAGTTATATCTATTGTGCTGGTACATTTGATAACATTGTAGATGGTGCTTTGTATCCAGGTGTATATGTAATTAACTTAGGCAGTGAGATCTCTGCTGGTACATTTCAGTTTGCTTATTCAACGCATGTGTATGCTGAAGCCTATACAAATCATAATGCTGTTGACGTTTGCTTCTTGGGTAACACTACACAACTAGCCTTCCTTGTAGGTACTGCTGTTAAAACAATTCAACCTGCGGCTACTAGCCTATGGGTGCAGTCAGCCACAGAACTATATCCATCTGGCTGGTTACAGACTGGTTACATTCGGTATAACACACTGGAACAAAAGAACTTTAAGCGCATTGTAGGTCGTGGTAATTACGCAAATGGTTCTATGACTATATCAACACACGATCTTGGTGGCAATCTATACGACGCAGTTTCGTATGACGCTAGCATTGGTAACCCAGAAGTTACAATCACGCAACCAACAGGCGCGCAAGACGCGCTGGGGTTGCGCTTTACATTGTACAGAGACGGAACAGATAACACACTTGGTCCAGTCTTTAAGGGCTATCAGTTAAAAGCAGTACCCGCTTCACCCCGTACAAGAATTATCAAGGCTCCGTTGCTTTGTTATGACGTAGACACTGATAAGTACAACTCATCCGTTGGATATGAAGGCTATGCTGCAGAGAAGTTGTTTGCACTAGAGAACATTGAAGCAGCAGGTGACGTTGTCACATGGCAAGACTTCCGCACTGGCGAGATTGCTCAGTGTTTAATCGAGGAGATTATCTTTACAGATACAACTCCACCTGATAAGAAACTTACAGGCTTCGGCGGTATTGTTTCCCTGACCATTAGAACGGTATAATTTGAAATGTCCTCAGACGTAGCCACAATTGTTTATTCATATTTCTTTGTAACTGCAGCAGTACTAGCAGGCATCAGCATGGTAGCCAAGCATACTATCCGCACACATACTGATGAACTTAAAGATAAGTTAGCAAAGATTGAATACGCTTTATACAATGACGGACACACTGGACTTATCAATAAGGTAGATCAACTGATCGAGAACCAAAACATTATTAAAATTGATGTAGAAGTTATGAAGGCAAAGGCGGAACAGTAATGGGATTTACTACTATACTTCCAGAGCCAGCATGGGGCACACCTACAATTCCTACACCCGACTGGTATGAGGATGAAGATGACGAATAGTATTCAAGCACAAGCAGTAGTAGCCAAGGCTAAGTCACACCTAGGTTACAAAGAAGGTACTAACAACAACACGATCTTTGGTACATGGGCAGGCATGAACCACCAGCCATGGTGCGCTATGTTTGTATCGTATGTATTTAATGAGGCAGGTTGCTTAGATTTAATCAAGCAGAACGCAAAGGGATTTGCGTCATGCATACAGATGAATCAGTGGGCACATGCTAAAGGCATGGCAGTTAGCCTATCTGAAATTCAGGCTGGAGATATTCTTCTCTTTGCTTTTACAGGCACACAGCCTGAGCACACTGGCATTGCACTAGGACCTATCGATCCTCACACGCATTTAATTCCTACTATCGAAGGCAATACTGCCGATAGCCACGCAGGTAACCAAGCAAACGGTGACGGCGTGTACTTAAAGTACCGAGCACAGACCTCAGTATGTGCCGTTATCAGACCGAAATGGAGCAAGTAATGAACATCTCACCAAAGGTATGGACAGTCCTTGGCACTTACGCACGGGCTTTCATTGCTGCTATGGCAGCCTCATACATGACAGGTAACACTAGCGTTAAGAACATCTTTGCTGCTGGAGTAGCATCAGTTCTACCTGTAATCCTACGCTGGGCTAACCCAGGGGATCAGTTCCCTGCTGCACCTAAGCCTTTAATCAAGGCTGCTGCCGTTGTAGACGGCGAGACTAACCCTGTAGCATAGGGTTTAAACGGGCTAGAAGCCCTCTCTAAGACAAGAAGACCCCGCTCTGGTACATTAACCTACCAGGCGGGGTTCTTTTTTTGTGCCTACTTTTTCTTGGTGGTCTTCTTGCTGACCACAACACTAGACTCTTCGTCTAGTTCTTCAATGCGTTCTAGTAGTTCATATAAGTAGGCACGACGACGACGGCTGGTTGCCCAGTTAATTGTGACCACAATAACTTCTCGAATAGCAATACCTGTAAGTACTGCGCTTACTGTTGACCAGTAGTTCATATAACACGCTCTTCCATATAGACGGGCTTGGGTACGATATTAAGTTGTCGACGTGTGAAGGATCGCTGCTTGTAGTTAGTGCCAGCCCACCATCCCTGCACATCGTTGTGTAAAGCATACTCCATACACTGAGTGCGTACTTCGCATGATGCACAAATCTTTTTAAGCATAGTCTCATACTCGTATGGACCAGGGCTATCAGTAAAGAATGCTTCTGTGTCTAAGCCAAGGCAACGAGCCTCGTCTTTCCATTCGTTCACTTATCCTCCAGTTGAGTAGAACCCACTGCCATTAAACTTAATGGCTGGTGATGACCATACACGTACCATTGTTTCTCCGCAAGTGGTACATGGTGGCAGCATAGGATCTTCTAGTTCGACAATGCTGTTGCATGTGTTACATTTGAAATCATATCTAGGCATCGTTACATCCATCTATCTCTGTCGGTGCGGTGGCTATCGCCCCGCATTCTACGCATGTTTGTTCTAGCAGGTACATGCCAATGGTTCTATCTTCTTGATCCCATATGACACGTACGTTCCACATCTCACAACCACAGATGCAGGTGAATATAGGTTCTCCTCTAAGGTCGAACGTCATTGCTTGTTGTTCCAGAAGAACTTGTAGTATTCAATGTCAAGTGCAAACCGCTTCATATGTTTTACAACTGCACCTGTATGTGTAAACAATGGCACACCTGCCTTACCCATGAGACGGAAGAAGTTAATATCTTCTGATACAAACTGTTCGCCTACTCCTGTTTCGTTAAAGTAGGAAATGCTTCCGTGGGTTCGACGCATAGCGGACACTGCGTTTCTGTGCATGAGCACAAAGCCAAACCCTGCTGAACCAACTTGGATAACTGCATTTGCTGGGAGTGGGTGTACATATGCAATCTGGAAATCATCTCCTTCTACCCAGTTGAATACTGCTGGGTACGGAGCCATGAGGCTACGCTCGTTTTCTTTAGATATGAAGTAAGTACCTGTAACTACAGGCTTGTTGATTGGATCTGCTGTCGCCCATACTTTTTGTAGGGCTTCTGCTGTTACCTCAATGTCGCTGTCGATCCACAAGATCCAGTCATAGTCTGTCTTGTCATACCAATGTTCAAGTGCAGTCTGGCGTTGCCGTCCGATCTGGTTACCTTGTACACGCATGGCTGAGTGAATTGGAATTGAGTTTGTAATTATGTTGTAGACAATACCCTCAGCAAACTTACCATCTACACTGCCGCCATCGCACCAGCATAGAAGGATACGATCACTCGACTTCGACTTCGATGGGTTCATGGTCTGTTGATTCGGTATGTTCGGATTCCTCTTGTGTGTCTTCGTCATGTTGTGGTCGCCATCCGCCTAGGTTTTTGATAAGTGAATTGATTGCACGCTGTACTTTCATACGCGCACCATCTGGTGTGCTGTCCATATCCTTGGCTAGCACTGACCAGTCAGGTTGCTCTACGCTAAAGCGTAGGCGCAAGATGTTTTGCTTGGCTTCAGATAGTTTGTAATAACCTGATGCTATATCTGAGCGCAGCGATAGCCAGTTGTTACCATCAGTAACATCACCGCTACCAAACTTAGAGTTAAGATCTTGGATCTTAGTTGGGATCTCGTAAGTTTCACCAATGATCGAAGGCAAGAATGCTTCGACAACTGATGGGTCGTAGTAGTACAAGTCAGACATATCGTACCCAGCGATGCGCGACTTCTCGCGCTCGCAATACTTTAACGCAGCATTACGCAATGACTTGGCTGTAAGTTTCTCACGATCCTTTTCTGGTAACGCGCTCCACTCTTTGTACTTACGTGGGTGTCCGACAAACCAGAACCATAGTTCCTGCGCTATGTCCTCTGCTTCTACCATTGCATACTTGCGATGATACTCAGCGGCTAACGTATTAACCATGTCTTTATATTCAAATACATAATCATTCACGGCAGCATTACCTGTCCATTAATGATAGGTACTGCATGTGGTGTTACGTTCTTTTTGTTATCTTGCACAAGGATACCAATGCCTTGCTGCCAGTTAGCGTTACCACTGGTGAGGTAACTAGCCTGCGACATATCCATCATGTGTCCTACTTCAAGACCAAACAATGTGTGTGTCTTGCCATAGAAACCACGTGTCTCATGCTGTAGTCCTACTCTGTGTGTGTGACCACACACTACTGACTTGCCAATTGAACGTGCAAGGTTCAGTGCTGTAGCACCAGGTGCACGGTTAAGTGCGCCTTCATCACCATGTGCCATTACCCAACCAGGTAGTAACTCATGCATGCGATGCAGGTATGTGATACCTAAAGAAGAATACCCCAGTAGTTCTTCGATCTGAAGAGACTTCAGACTGTTGAACGCTGGGGCATACTTACGCATGTAAGTATCTATGCGATCCGTATGATTAGATCGCTGGATAATAAATGGTTTCTTACCCAGTGCCTTACGATAACGAGACATGATCTCGTTGGTCTTATCAATTCCATCTTGCAATGTACTAGCGTACTCACCCGCCATGCCTTTGTTCCAACGACTAGGCTCAGGTGCATCTAGTTCATCACCTACACACCAGAGTTCATCTGGTTTGTAGTCACTAATAAATCTAATGGTTGCATCTACAGTCTTGCTATCATGGTAAGGGATCTGAAGATCACTTAGAACAACAATCCGTTTCACATTCGTTCTCCGCTCGGATACCAGCCCATTGTCCACGCTGGACAAGTAGTCCAATTATGGCATAGTTTGCTAGGTCAAGGAGCGTATCCTCTATGGATTCGTAGTTCGGCGTGTCGTTGTTTGTATCTATAAGGTTGTTGAGTCGGGCTAACTTATCGTACATGCGTACGCGTAATCCGTTCATTGCACCACCAGGTGCACCTGAAATGTTCATGGGACCATAGTCTTCATGCTTCTTGTAAAGTGTCTGAAGTAAGTGCTGCACAATGGTTTCAGCGTCTTGTTTATTTTTCATCTAATATATCCTTGATGCTATCATCGAAGTCTTTCATGGCTTGGTCAATGGCAATCTCTTCCCAGATCCTATCAGCCTGTCCGTCTTTAGTGGAAACTAAAATTGCAGCCATTGCTACAATCAGACGCTTGCCTTCTTCTACGTCTTCACCTACTGTGTCATAGATGTCGTGCAATACTTGAAGCACGTCCATCATCCGTGTCTCTGACACGGGGATACCTACAGTAAAGTTAAGGTGATCGCAGTGATCCCAGAAACTATTGTCCAGTGGTAATGCATTCCCTGATTCGCTCATCGATCCACTCACTCTCTTGTTTGACTATCACACTATTAACGTCTTCACCATCAGGCATACTGATAATGTTTACATTGCCTAACTCACGGCTAACTTTCTTGCCGAACTCTAGACCAGCAGCGTCACCATCTGCAAGTACAATCACTACATCGAAGTCATCTAGTATTTTGTTGTAGTGTGGTTTCCAGTTGTTAGCACCAGGAATACCAATGGTTGGATGCTCAGTTTTAACTGACATCATCATGCAATCAAACTCACCTTCGGTGATGCAGATGTATTTGTCTGCAACAAAGCAAGCCTGTGTATTAAACATGGTTGTCTTGCTACCTACTAAGCCTAGATACTTAGGGTCTTCACCATGCATGCTGCGGAATCTAATATCAACTACACCTGAAGGTGTAATGTATGGAATAGCAATGCGTCCTTTGTACTGCTCATGACCTGGAACGGGATCGTCTACTACTCCCAGATGAAATACTTGCGCCTCTTCTACCGAGAGATGACGGCTTGATAGATACTCTGTTGCGAGATCTATCTTGCTGGCGTATCTCTGTGTTGCCTGTAGCAAGAACTGACGCTGCGAACTGGACAGCCTCACGATAATCTCCTCCTTCTTTAAACATGATTAGGGAATAGGTATCACCCTTAACGCCACAGCCATGGCATATGAATGCGTTGTGATCGTAGTTAACTGCTGCACTTGCGTGACTATCTTCGTGAAACGGACACTTCATCTTACGCCAGCCACCACCGTGTGCTGGTGGTGTTGCACCTAAGTACACTAGGTACTCTTCAATGCTTGGCTTCTCCTTGTCCAAGTGCTCTCCTTAATAAATCTACATACACATGACCAGGCATAGTGCAATACCAATCGGCTGGGCTTCCCCTACCCACACGCTTGTGCCACACCACGCCTGTCCATGCATTATCGTTAGCCATTTCGGTTAACAATTCTTCTGTCCATCCAGCCAAGTTCATCTTGGCGTGGTTCTTAATCTCGATTGTAACTCCAGGTATACCTGAGATGTCACCCTTGTCTAGGGTAGCACCAGCCAAGCGCCGATCAACATACGGAAACCATTGCTTTAGATACTTAACGACATCGCGTTCCGCTCCCGAGCCTTTGGCTTTGGCTGCACTACTCATACTGGCATCTCCATTTGTTTGTGATCTCTAAATGTATCTTCGAGATACATAGATCCAGGATCAAACGACAGCGTAACGTATGTGTTACCAGTGAAGTCTGCTTTACCATAGCGATTCTTTACTGGTGCAACGCATAGGAATGCGTCTTGTCCTTGCATCATCTGCCCTACTGTAAGTACCATAGCAGGGATCTGCGCTACCATACCCTGCAATGCAGAGCGTGGCTGACAAGGAAAACCTTGTGCGCCTTCCTTGGTATGGTGCAGTACAAGTACACATGCGTTGGTATCGCGAGCAAGATACTTCAACTCTTTCATAACCTGTCGCATGCCAGCAAACTCTTCATGTCCATCAATAGCAATGTCCATTAGATTATCTACAACTATAAGGGTAGGTGATCTACCCCACATAGTCTCGAATGCTGACACCTCATCGTCAAGATCTTTGAGTGAGGGGCTAGGCTCGAACGACCAGTACAGATTGTTGAACTCTCGTAAGAGTTCTTCTGCCCGTGCTGGGTCAGTCTTTAGCATATGCTCTGCTGCTTGCTGTGTGATCTTGGCTTTCATTGCGAGTAAACGCATAGCCATTGTGTGTGCATTGGTGTCGGCAGAAAAGTATAGTGTTGGTTGTTTTAGTCTTGCTGCCACATGCAATGCAATAGATGACTTACCTGCGCCTGGAGTACCCGCGATGATAGTTACCTCTGCTCTACGCAGAATGATTCCTTCTCGCTGGAAAGCCTGAAAAGGTGGGGGCAATGGTTCGCCACCCACCTCTGGCTTGCCGACACTACGGCGTAATGTTTTCATTTATGCTTTTGTTTGATCTGCCTGGAATGTATTCCATGCTGGGTCGTTAGCCTTGATGTACTGAGTAGCACACTTGCTTGGATCACCCTGCTTGGCTGGGCAGAAGTAGCCCTTGTATGGACCGAACTTACCAGTGAGTCCGTGGATGCGAGTCATTGCACCATGAGGACACATGCGTGAGCCTGCACCTACTGATGCTGTTGGTTCGTCAGCGAATGATCCGCCGAATGCAGTAGCAATTGCTGCTGCCTGTGGGTGTGGTGGTACTGCTGCATTAACTGGTGCGCTACCACGCACTGCTGCTTCTAGTTCTACAACTGCAGACTTAACTGAGTCGAGTGATAGTGCTACTACCTGATCTAGTTCAGCACCTGATTCTGCACGTACAGTAACAAGCGAACCTGCTGCTGTCTTAACAGTGATACTGATTGGGGCTTCTGTACTGCTCATGTTACTCCTTTGTTAGTGGTGTTACTAGTGTCTTCTTTGTATCGCGGAAGGCTCGCACCTTCATTGCTAACTCGATACCCTTCCATCCTTGCTTGATGTCAACGAAGTGTAGTTCACACTTGCCACTACCTGCTGGTAGATGGACAATGATTCCTCGCTCTTGGTTAACATCTCCCCAAGTAGAACGGGTTGCCGTAGCAGGGTCGTACGGCAAGCCGTGTGCGTACACTGCTAACTGCATAGCAATCTTATTAGGGTAGGAAATACTACCAGTCTTTAGGTCAGAGATAAACAACTCGCCCTTGTATCGAACGATACGATCTGGTGTGCCTGCGATCTTGTACTTATCTAGCACACAGAACTGTTCGATGTTTACATTTTCAAAATCTTTAGTTGCTTCCGCATACGCTTGAATGTCTGCTGTGTAATCGTCTGGTATAACGCCGAGGTCTTCGCCTCGATCATACTTTTCGGTAAGCGTATGGATAGCAGTACCAATCGTGGCTTGCTTGGTTGCACCTGCAGCCTCCATTGCATCTTCAACTAGTTTGTCCATTTCTAATTTGTTATCTCGGTGTGCTGATGCAGCAAGCAATAGGTCTGGACGCAGTGTTAATCCTGCTGCAGCCATGCGTAACTTCCATGCTACTAGTGCAGTGCCATCATCTAATGAACCTGCAACTGTAGTTGTTCTTGTATATGGTACTGGCTTGCCACCTTTGGGTGGCACTACCATTGGTCTGCCATACTTGTCTCTAGGTATCTCTAACTCTGCCATGTGTTCTCCTTTGTTTGTCTAGTAGTAGGTAGGTAAAGGAGATTCAAAACCTACCTACTCCTAGTTACCTAATCATATCATAGTAGACGGCTATGATATGTCGTTGCCGCAGTGCGGGCAAGCCTTACGCTTACGCCCATGCAACTCCGCAACAATTCCATCTGCATTATCTAGGTGATAATAAACTTTACAGCCGTCACGTACTGTAGTACCACGAATGATAGCACCTGATAGATGTAGTGCTGACAACACGCCACTTGCAGTGCCGTGATGTACCTGTGCTAACTCAGCAAACTCTTTCCACGTTAGCCCGTGCTTGTGCTGTTTTAAATATGCTAACGCTAATTGCTGGTTATTTATTTCCTTGCCCGAGTTGGCGTTGTCAATAGCACGTGCTTCGGATGTATCACTACCTGACCAACCAGCCGTGCCTTTGTATGGTACGTATGCTTTGAATGCATTGTCATGATTTTCTTTAAGTTCATTGCAATGGTCGCATATATTATTAATCCATAAGTGTCGACAACTCATTAGTCTTCTTCCCATACATCAGATATATCTAGTGATATAACTTCTACATCACCAGAGCCAATGTCTATGCTAATGTCTTCTCCAATGCAGTCGATTGCATCGAGATCATTTTCAGCAGAATACCCCGTAACTCTTGCTTCGATAAGGACTGTAGCATAGTAGGTACGACGGATGATGTCTGATCCGATAGAGCGAAGGACTTCGTTAACGTCATCACGATTGATGCCTGTGCTACCGTCTTCCCATTCGAGGTTGTTAAAGAAGTTGTATACTTCTCGGATAGCACTAGTGTATTGGCGTTTCCATTCGTCACTTGTGTTTGCCTTCCCTAATGCTTCGTTTACTTCAAACTCATTGTAAGTTGTGTTACCAATTGTAATTGTATTCACTTGATCTCCTTGTCTAGTTGTAGTGTCCCGTGTTCGCTGCTGGCGGGACCACCCAGCGTCCAAATGAGTCATGGATCTAGGATCATGGACTCGTGCGATTCTTATATATCTATTTAGGTATGCGCATTACCATGTAGATATACAAGAAACTTATGCAGTAAGTAAGGACAATGCCTTGGTCTTGATACGTTCGTTCTTGCCGCTGATGGTGGCTAGCGCACGCTTGTCCGCGCCACCAGAAGCGTAGTGATCTGCATACTCAACTACTGCCTGCCATGCACCGAAGGCTGTGCCTCGGATGTTCTCTTGTGTAGGGCTAGAGTTATAAATCTCAAAGGCTTTGTCGCGTGCAACTAACGCAATGGTTTGCTGCTTGCGCTCACCTTGTGATAGGTATTGGTATGGTGCATCTTCAATGTGTGATGGCAATGACCATACACTCTTAAAGATTTCTTTAGCCTGTTGCTTATCAATAGCACGCTGCTGCAACTTCAATGCTACATCTTCATACTCTTGGATACCTTGGTACGCAAGGGTAGTAATGTTACGGATGTCATTGACTGACAACTCGGCATTGGTTGTGTGCTTCATGGTATAGGTAAGTGCATTGCGTCGCTGCTTACCTGCAATTAAGTTAGTGATTTGATTGGCGCAGAAGATACGCTCGATCACTGGCTTAACTACAACTGCAGACGAACCATCATGTGAAGTACATGCTAGCAAGAACGCAGCATGTGGATCACCTGATACATACACACCATTAGGCAGTTCCATAAGCATCCATACATTGGCACCGCCATTGTATTCACCTGCTGCTGTGTAACGTACATCACCTGAATCTACCAGTACATCTAGTGCGCTGAACACTTCCATGTTTTGCACGATCTTGTACTTAGTACCGACAATACCAATGACTGAGTTCTCATTGTCTTTGCCTAGTTTGATTACAGCATTACGCTTAGGTACATCATAGTAATCAGTGACAAACTCGTAGTCATTAACGTCACGGGTTACGTATGCCTGTAGTGGGGCTGTCATTACTTCCCAGTCTAGCCCTGCTTGCTTGGCTACACCTACTGCTGTAGTTGCATTTACTGCTGTGCCGCCCCGCGTCCATGCGTTGCGGCGATTGTTTACTAGTACTGATGTCATTGTTATCCCCTTACCATGATGCTTGGTACTCAAAGACTGCGTCTTCAGTACTTTGATCTATGATTGTATTTAGTTTGTCAATTGTTTCTTGGATGTCTAGCCAATAGTCTTCGTCGATCTCATCGTTACCAAAGAAGAAGCCAGCCGTAGGTGGTAGTACTTCTGCTGCTAACTCTGCATCTTTAGTTTTAATTAAAGATTCACACAAATCACGAAGCAAGATTATATCCTGCTTGCGTACCTCGATAGGAGTGCAGTCATCAACACCATCGTTGATGGTGTCAACAAACCAACCATGAATAGCATTAGACTTGCGCCAGTATGCTACCTCTGTTACTTCTTTTTCATACAACCACATATCAAGACCCATGTTACTTATCCTCTCCGAAGATACCTGCTTTGACTGATGCGTGTACTTCATTGCGCATTTTGGCGAACTGATTAGCATGCCAACCTGCCTTAAATACACGGCGCAACAACTGAGCCAACGCATAGTTTTCGCTTACGTTAGCAAGGTATGTGTCTGCTAGTTCTGCATCTTCACCTTCATAGATGAATGCTGCTGCTACTGTGATAGGTGCGTCAGAGTATTTGTTTTCTGGTGCATGCTTAGCCACTTCGGTGAGTGCATCAATGTACTGCTGACGGTTCTCATCTGTAACTAATCCCATAACATAGTCACGTACCTGAAGGTCACGCATGCCTGTTAGTACAGCAGCAATGGTTGCATCTTCAACTACATTGTCTGCATGATTATGAATTAGATTAAAGTTATTAAGATACATCTCAGCAATTTCTGCTGCTGCTTGCTGGTCTTTACTACCACCATCGAACTGTCCGTGTTCGTCTTGTGTTGTTGTTGCTGTTTCAATTGCTGTGATTGTGTCTAGTACTGCGTTCATTGCTATCTCCTTTGTTAGTTGTTTAGTACCAGCCGTGAGTACGACTGTGTGCCCAAGCCACGCTTGGCTTACCGTATCGTGCATGTATATACGACAGCCCCCGCGCAACTTGTTGCGGGGCTGGAGTTCCAGGTTTCATATCTAACATCTGAGGTATGCCACCTGCATGCTTGTGTGTCCACCGATCCTCGTCATGGTTGTATGCCATGGGGTTCCAGTGGGATTCATTAGTCCATAACTTATCTAGTGCTTTCCACTCACTGCGATTCCATTCGGGATACATCATGTTCATGTAGCCACGAGCATATGCTTTAGCCATGCGTGGTGTCCACACTTTGGGTCCAACCTCAACACACTTAGGGTCATGTGTTACCCAGTTGACGTATGCCTTTAATGGAATGCCGATTAAGGTAGCAAGTGTAAGTATAACTGTGCTACTTATAGATAAGTAACGTCTCATTTATTCTCCGATCATTTCTTCCATAGTATCGTAGTCGTTGGGGACACATTCATCTTCGTGGCGTTCATCGCAACGCTCACATATCTTAGTGTCATCCCCGTCTATCCAACGTGGCTCGCTCATGCTTCGCCGCCGTTGGCTGTGTCACTTGGTTCCTGTGGTGCATTGCTTGATACTACTTCAATAGATACACGCAAGGCGTTAGCCTTTAATGTATCTGCCCATTCTTTTCCATAAGTCAGGGCTATCTTTGCTAGTGCTGCCTTCTCAACTTCTCGTTGGTCTGGTGTGTATGGCATCTCGCATGTTGTTACTAGGATAAAGTCTTCCGTCTGGAAGAGTACATCTACTGTGATTAGATCTGACATTATATCTCCTTAGATTATGGTCGGCATCCACATTGCTTGGTGGATACTAGGTGGTCACCGCATAGTATATCCATTAGAAAGGGCGTGGACTGTGGTAGTTGGCGCAGTGATCTGCTTTCATACGAATACGAGTCCGCAGATTTCTATTTTCTGCTAATAGATTTCTGTTAGCATATGCTGTTATAAGTACAAGGCAAGATGATATTGCTAGTGCTAGGCAAACTATAATTATATCTACTGGTGATAGGTACATGATTGATCTCCTTGGAATTGCAGTTGGACGCGCTGTCCTCCGTTAGTTTACACAAGCCCCCCGCAGGGGGGCTGCTTTGATCGCAACCATTATCTTTATCAGATAGACAGGACTAGATGTCCTGTCTGTCTGGTTGGTGGTCACAAAAAAAATAGACGAGGTGAGCCGAAGCCCACCCCGTCTGCTTTATAGGTTAGTTAGTAACTACCTCGAACACTTCCAACTGAAGTTGTGGCGCACGGCGTGCTGACTCAGCCACGTCCTGGCGACGATCGAACTTGGTAACCAAGCGACCTTTGAGGGTGACTACCATGGTTTCTTCCTGACCTTGGCGAGCACCATCTAGCGAGGTGATGTCTTTAACCACGTCACCATCTAATCCTACAATGTTAATGCCAGCCACGTAAACTGCACGGTCAGCAGTTCCGTCTGAGAGGCGGGAGTAATCGCGCTGATTCAACCAGCCAGTTACTAGTGTTCCGCGTGAGCCTGAGAAGGTCTTGATGTTCTTGATGGTACCTGAGATCGTTACTGTATTTTCCATTT